GGTCGAGGATAATTCACTTGGGCGGCAACACGCTTTCCTTCCCGTCCCGCGCGTCCTGAAACTGCTTGAACGCGGCGTACTGGTCCACGAGGGCCGAGGTCATATCGTTGGCGTCGAACGTCTTATTCAGCGCCCGCGTCGCGTCGGCCTCACTGATTGCAACCCACTTATCCAGGAGGTTGCTGTACGTCGGGGACATAATCACACCGGAGCATCCGGCGGTCGCCAGCATCAGTCCCACGAGGGCGAGAATCATCAGTCGTTTCATGTTCAGTCTCCTCTACGGCGTTGCCGCGTCAGTGAATCGCCTCGATAAACTTTATGATGCTCGGAGCAGCCGTTACCAGACCGCCGCTACCTCCGCACACCAATCCAAAGATGACGAGTTTCAGATAGCCGACTTTGACCTGCCCAGGAACTTTGCAGTTCTCGACATGGGCGCTAATGGCTTCTTTGGAAACCTTCCAGGACTCCTCTCTGGCCATCATCCGCTGATTTGGCTCGGATTCGGCCAGGACTTCCTGCGCGGCCTCTTTGGCGGCGAGTTTCACGATCTCCATGTCGCGTTCAGTAAGCGCCATCGTTCAGTTCTCATCCCTGGGCCCCTGGCCCGGTTCATGCGACCTTCACCGCCTCAGCGGCCTTCGCCGCTTCCAGTGCCGCTTTGACAAAAGGATAATCCTTAATCATGTATCTGGCGAGCGGGCGCTCAACAAGTAGGGCAAGCGCAAGCTCTGCGATATGAAGGGTGTCGTCATCACTCAGCATCTTTGCTTTGTATTTGATTGACCCTTCAGCTCCCCACCCGAAGACCAACTCGACCTCTATAGCCAGCTCAGGATCCCGTGACCTTGCATCGGCAGTACACATGGCTAAGCGGATACTTGAATCCGACGAACCCTCGTCGTGCACCCACTTCGAGAAATCCTTTTTCGTCGCCATCGTTCAGTTCTCATCCCTGGGCCCCTGGCCCGGTTCAAACTCTCCTCTCACACCAACCGTCGGATCGTCGGCAAAACGCAGTCCCTCGTCCTGGGGGCCACCGCCCCGACGGGGGCCAATCCGCCATGCAACAAAGGCAGGCCGTAATAATCCGTGTCCACATCGCCACGTTGGAGGTACGTCGGGTCGCCAGTGCCGTAATCCAGAATGCCACCATCGTCGGCGTCGGCGGGTTCATCCAACCGCTTGTGCAGCGTGCTCACGCCATCCGTTTCCGTGACAAGCGTGTCCTGGATAGTCTTGGTCACGTCCCCGGCCACTTTCTCAAAACTGTGGTCGTCGTTGTTTGGATACCCGGCGGTAGCCCATGCCGCCCGCATGGCCGCCAGAGTGTCAAGATCAGCTGACGCCCCGTAATTGCCGCCAATCAACCCATACTCATGGGCATAAGTATTCGATGTCAGATCGTAACAGTTGTAATCGGCATCGATCGCCCCGGTCTGTCGGTCGCCGTAGAACTTCCACACTACCGCCGAATTGCCAACCACGGTTATGAGGTTGTTTCGTATGACGAGTCCGGAGTTGATATACGTATCCGCACTGTCGCCGTTCAACATCGCGGCATCGACGTTTCCGCCAACTGTCAAGCTTACGTTGTTGTTCAGGAATTGGCAGTTTTTCGACCCTTTGAAAAGTACGGCATCCTCCGTCGTGGCGAATATCTTGTTTCCCACGGCCCTGGCGTTTGTGCAGCCGCGAAACAGAAGAGAGTAGCCCAAAGCGGTAATGTGGCACCGCCTTACTACTGTCCGCGACGATGCGCTGTTGGCCCCGATCAACAGGCCGTGGACAACTGCGGACGCGAACAGGCTGTCCTCTACGACGGCATTCATCACGGGAGCCGCGGCATTGAAGGCTCTTTCCAATCCGATGTAGCCCGCAATACTGGCAGCACTGGAGCTCGTGGCGTTTGACGTGCAATCTCGCATTCGCAACCCGTCGATGCCGTCAATGCTGAACCCTGCCGACACGCCCACGCCGCCATCGGGCGTGAAAGTGCATCGCAGGAACGAGACATTCGATGCTGGATTGTTGAGATTGTAGTTTGCGGACCAAATAAGCGACGTGCCGGGTGCGTTGCCCTTGAATTGGCAGTCGATAAACTTAATGCCGGTTGTTGCGGGCGGCCCGCTGGTATGGGGTTTGTAGACAAAGGCACGATTATTGCTCGCTGTTGCGCCGCCGGAGAATACCACGTTGCGGAATCTGATGTTGGTTGGCGAGTTCGATCCGTCGCCGCTGTAGAAGGCGCTGTCCCACAGGGCAAACGCCGTCTTGGTGCCGGCATAACACCCGAACGTCATGTCCCGGAAATCAAGATTCTTTGCTATGCCGTCCCGCATGTAAACATTCGGGTATTCACCGGCTGCGAGCAAGTCCCCCGCCGTAACGATGAATGCCGTCCTGTCGCCGCTCGTTGACCGAACATGAACGGTATGGGCGTAGGCGTAGCGCAAAACAAGTTGCTTATAGGTTCCGTTGTACTGCTCGGCGTATGTGCCATCGGCGGCCCAGATGGTAACTTCATCGGTCGCCGCGAGCGTGTTCGCTTGCAACAACGCATATTGCAGCGTTTTCCACGCGTTGCCCGCCCCGGCTGACGTTCCAAGATTCCCGTCATTCCCGGCCGCAAAGTCGATATAGCGATTTATCATCACCAAGCCTCCACGTTGATATAGCCCACCGCTCCCGTGGATTCGATGTAGATATTGGCAACGCCGTCAGCGTCAAAATGCCGCGAATAGGCAACGCTGTCGTCGATTCTTGGGTCATCGCTGTTGGCGGCGGCGTCCACGGCGATGTAGCACGGACTTGCCCCACTATCCAGCCAGACCTTGATGTTGTGATAGGCAGCACCGAGGGCGATGGTCTGGTCCGCCCCGGTCAATGCCGTGCGAGTATGATAGTATGCGCTGGCGTCCATCGGGCCGCCCACCGCCGCCAGGTGGTCCTGCAACGCCTGCAAGGCGTCGCCGCCAAGATCGTGCCGGGCCGTTGTCTGCTTCTGCTGCTCTGTGATTGCCATAGTGTGCCTCGCCTTCGCGTAAGCGTTCGCGTTCGTTTCCTATCCCCCCGAAAGCCCGGCCGGGGGTGTTTCGCCCCGGCCGGACTGAAGCAGCGAAGATGGCTATTACGACTCCAGTTCCAGGTCCACGAACGGGGCGTTGCTCGCGGAACTGCCGCTCATGTCGATTGCCTTGCCGGCGATCTGGAAGCCGCTCTCCACCGTGATGTCGTCGCTCGATACGACGGAACCATTGGAGGCGAAGACCAACGTGCGGTCTCCGGCCGAGTTGCAGGTGTTGCTGTTGCTGGTGATCCAGCACGGGCCTTTGGTCTGCGCCCAGCCGAAATAGTTGATCGTCATGCGCCTGGCGGGCATTCCCCGGGCGGTAACGTAGGCCGAGTTGGTCACGTTCATGTCCGAGAGAATCCAGCGGTTCATCAGGGTTTCGACGCCCCGGCCGACAGCGTTCTCAACCAGGGGTTCGTCCAGTGTCAAAATGCTCGTCCCGCCGTTGGCGGCGACAACCGTGTTGCCGACGATGAGGCGGTTCTCCGGGTGCTCCGAGCCGCCGTTGCCGATGACGACGTGCCCGCCAACGAGTTCGTCGGCGGCAATGGCGCCGTTGCCGGCAAGGCCATCGGTTGCCCCGACCGTAATCTTGACGGTGTAGCCGGCGGCCAGGCCGATGCCGGTGCCCTGTGTGGGCGCCACGGCCTGGGTGATCGTCTTGGCCGCGTAGCAGGCGCCGAATTCCGGCTCCAGGGCCGTGCGGGCCTTGATGTACCGGAATCGCCGCCCATCGGCATATTCCCGCTTGGTGCCGAGGGCGTAGTTCTGCGTCTCTGACTGCTCGCGGGTTCCCTGCGGGGCGCCGCCGGACAGCACGTCTCCGTAGGTAGCGTAGGGATAGCTGCCGCGGAGGATGTTGACGTTTTCCAGCAGCTTGACTTCAACGGTCGCCACGCCTCCCGCGGCGGATTTGGTGGCCTGACCCATCAAATATCCGCCGACGGCGACATTGTTGGCCGCGCCGCTGCCGGCGTCGCCGACAACGGGAGAGCCGGTGGTGTGCCAGTAGATCGCGTCACCAACGACAATCGGGGACGTGTCCTTCTTGACCCGCAAGCGGCCCCTGGTTTTGAGGGTGCCTTTGACGCTCGCCGGCGTTGCGTGAGGGGCGAACATCGGTTGTACGCCGAACATCACGATCTGGCCGGCCTTGACGGCCGTTCCGCCATTGGTGAAGTCAATGGTGTCGCCTTCGTCGATGTATTCGGCCTGGAAAGTCTCGGTTGCTACTGTCGGTGTGGGTCCATAATCTACCATGTGTGTTTCTCCTAAAGTTGATTGATTCGTTTTGTCTAGTGGTTATCGGCCCGGCATCAGGCCGCGTTCTTCTGTCCGGCGCGGGGCTCGCCCATCGCTACGCCGTAATCCAGGAAGACCCGGAAGCTGATCCCGAGCCGGTTGAAATCCGCATCAGCATGATTGATCGTCGGGCTTTGCTGGCCGTTGAGGAAGCCAACGTCGATCACGTAGGCGGCCTTGACGGGGTCAGTGGTCAGGAACCAATCGGAGGCCGAGCCGGTCAGGGCCGTCGAGCCGTCGCTCGGAGTGGCGCCGTTGGTGAGATACTGGCTGCACACCGGTATCTGTCTGCCCTTGAGCGTGTTCTTGCCAGGGACGCCGCGGGTGTTTCCGCCGCTCCCGAGGCTGGCGATGAGCATGTCAGAGTTGCAAAGCTGGTCGGCAAGTCCCGCAAGCTGGGGAGGAACCAGCAGGATGCGGGGCAGGAGCCCGGCAGGCCCGCCCGTCGGCTTGGTCTGGAGGCCAAAGGCCGCGCGGCCGCTCTCCAGCGTATCGAAGGCGAGGCCCTTGCTCGCGCGCGAGTTGGCGGTCATCTTGTTGCCCGCCGCCGTGACGGCCGAAGCCGTCCAGAAGTCGGTCGAGCCGTCCGACTGCTTGGCGGTCAGGAAGCACGAGTAGATGTCGTTGGCGAGGGTCTCGCCGGCCCCCTGGCCGAAGTTTGACGGCAGGGTGCTGAGGACATTCTGGTCATCGTTGATGAGGTCCTTGCGCTCCAAGCCGAGCATGATGGCCTTGGTGTCGGCCGTCAGGGTGTAACTCTGCTCGCCGATGGTGCCGTGCTGGATCTCACCGCCCTGGAGCAACTTCTTCAGCAGAACCGATGGCACCAGCCGCAGGCGGAAGTGCGGCTTGAAGTCCTGCACGCTTGACACGCGGCAGAACCGGCGCCAAGCGGGGCCGCCGTCCTGTTCAAATTCGTTGGGGTCCACCCCGTCGTAGCCGACCAGGACGAACTTATTCATCACGTTGGACAGGGCCACGGGCAGGCTCAACGTGCTGAAGGCGGCGCTGATGCGCTGTCCACCGCGCGGGCAAATCCGCTCGTTGGAGAGGACTTCCTGCCAGAAGTCGTCGCCGTGGCCGTGGGGCAGGTTGCCGATGCCGAGATGCTTGGCGCAGATCGCCGCGATGTGGCTGGGCGTCATCACCCGGCCCTCGGCATGGAAGAACCTGTCGGTCTCATTGACGGCCTTCTCGCCGTAAGCCGGGTCCTTGACAAGCCGCTGGCCGTCGTAGCCGCAACTCAGCAGCACGGCGGCCTCAAGGACGCGGGATGCGCCCTCGGCGGACATCGTGAAGCCGCGCCCGATATTGGGCGTGCCAAACGTGCCCTGCGTCAGCGCGTCGCGCTGCGCCCGGAGCACGGCGTTGTCCGCCTTCTCGACCGTCCAGCCGTCGCGGATGGCCTCGGCGGCGATGGCCGGATAATCCTTGGCCGCCTCGTTGATCTTGGTGATGCGGGTTAGGTTCGCCGAGACCGCATCGTTCTGTGCCTTGATCAGATCGCCGGTGTCGGTGACGGCCCCGGAGGCCTCGATCTTCTTGTCGTCGGCCTTGGGCTTGTCGTCGGCCTTGCCGCCGGAATCGAACTCGGCCTTGATCTTGGTTTGCCGAGCGTCGGGGAGCTTCTTGAAAGCCTCCTCGTCCATGCCATACTCGGCCTGAAGCCATGCTGTGAATTCCATGTGTGTTTCTCCTGCCGCGTTCTGGGCGGCGATGCGGGCCGATGTTGATGTGTCGGCGCCAAGGGGAAGAATAGCTATGTGGTCGAGCACCGACTGTCTCGCCACCGTTGCGGGCCCCGCGATCAGGCGCCCGTTTACAATCTCTGTCTGGCCGGCCCTGATGAAACCAAGCGGCTCAATGGGCCGGCCGTGAATGCTGGCTTGGAACTTAAAACCCCTGCGTTCGTGTTCGAGCATCAGGCCGATGGTTTTGCTGGACCCGGTGACCGTCCCCGCCGCGGTTATGCGGCCGTTCTCCGTTACGCAAGGGGCCTGACCGACAAGGACCTCCATCAATTCGCTGGCCGGGGCATCCGGCGCCGGGTGCCCCACGTATATCGGCAGGTCTTCAGACGCCGATCGTACCCCGGCGGCCTCGATGACCACCGGGAACTTGAACCCCCCCAGCTTCATAGGTCCGCCGTTGTATGCCGCGAGCGAGAAGCCTCTCGGCTTCTTTTCCGCACCATCGGGCATTGTGGCCACCGCGGAGAACGTAACCTCCCCGCCCCATGCTCCGCTGATGACCGCGTCGCCGGTTGCGCCGCCGGCCTCAACCTTCTTTTCTTCGGCCTTGGCGTTCTTGATCGCCGTGGCGATGGCGACGGATTCCTCCGCGCCGTTCTTCAGCATCTCGTTGGCAATGCCGGCGGCCTTGGCGGCCTGAGCGTCGGTCGCGTCTTTCCAGTGCTTGTCCCGGAAATCACTTGCTGACCACGGCATCTTTTGACTCCTTCGATTTTGCTGAATCTTGCGGCTCGGCCCGCTTCTTGTCGTCGACGACTTCTTCCTCTTCCGGCGCCTGGGCGGGAACCCCTTTGCTCACCAGGTTCGGTATGAGGACCTGTTCGCGGTATTCATCGACCGTCAGGCCGAGGGCCTTGGCGTTTCCGGCGAACGCCTTACGGTAGTCCTGACCTTTGCGGCCCCACACGCGGGCGTAGGTGTCGCAGCCCGTCCGCAGGTTGGTCTCATCGGCCGTCGCCGCCTGCATGGGATTCGCCCATTCGTGGCCGACCCAGTTGTAGGTGTGAGTCGGCAGAAACGCCGCCTCTCGCGTGATGACGCCAAGGGCCTGCCGGACCTCGGCGGGCATGTAAGGGCTTCCGAAATCGTTCTGGCCGTTGACGCGGATTTGTGAGGCATCGTAGAGCCACGCGGCCAGGATGGCGTCGAGCACCTGGTATTCCAGGTCCTTGCGGGCTTCTTCCAGGAGTCGGAAGTAATTCTGCCAGTCGAGGTTGCCGGATGAATAGTTTCCCTGGCTGGAATCGCCGGCCGCAACGCTGTAGGGGAGCCTCAAGCAGCGGGCGATCTCCCGTAGGATGGTGCGGACAAACATTTCGTGGGTGGTCGTCGGCTGTTCCGCCCGCGTCTGGCCGATGTCGTAGCCATCCGGCAGCGTCGTGACGATGTTCCGCTGGAGAGGGAACAAGTCGAACGGGTTGGGAACTTCGATGACTTCGTTCGAGTCATCGGCTATGCCGTCGGAGGCCAGTGGCGTCTTCATCCACAGGGCAAAATCGGCGGCTGTCTCGGCGGCCTGAAGCACGGCGAGCGTGTAGCGGCGAAGCTGGGCGAACAACGGAAGGGCCGCAAGGGTTTCCGGCAGGCCCCGGTGCTGCTCGGGGCGGTCCTGCTGAAACCAGTGCATAACCAGGTTGGCCGGCCACTTGTCGTATTCCCATGGCGCCCCCATCGAGCCGCCATAGCCCCAGTAGCCTGGATGGACGCGGAGGATGTGATACTCGACCGGGTTGCCGTAGGCGTCCATCACGATGCCATCAACGCCCGGCTGGCTGAGCATGTCCGAGTCCACGAATTGCAGGCGGTCGCTCTCGACGATCCGCAAGTCGATCTTGACCGGCAACGGCAGTTTGGGGTTGCCGACCTGGAGGGCAATGGCCTCGCCATCCTGTAGCTTCGCCTTGGTCATCGTGCGAAGTTTCTCGACGAGCCTGACGCTACGACACCACCGGGAAAACTCCGCCTCGATCCATTCATCCGCCGCATCGTCACCCGTTTCCATCTGGAGCCGCGGGCCGGTGCCGATCATGTCCGTGGCAATGGTGCCGATCATGCCGCGGCAGTAGGAGTTGTTCGCCGCTTCGTAGCGCGAGCGGTTGCGAAGCACGTAGCGGATGCCGGGGCTGGCCGCGGAGTCGGCGGCCATGCCGTCGGCCCATTGCCAATGCGCGGCGTTGTCCGGCGTGGTCTGGGCCGAATCGAACCGGGCAGCGAAGACGTTGCCGAACATGCCGGAATGGACGGCGGCGGCGCGCTCCCGCTCGTTGCCCAGGGGCAGGCCGCCGGCGAGCTTGATGGCGGCGGCAAGTTCGGTGTCGCCGGCCAGGAGGGCGGCGCGTTCGAGGTTCATCACGCGACCGACCGAGAGATTGAAGGCGGCGGCCGGGGACCGGCGGGTGCGCCCAACTGTCCGCTTCCTGCCGGCCTTGGGGGTCGCTTTCGATTTGTCCTTGGTCTTGGTCAAACCGGTCCTCCCGCGGTGGCTTTGGTGAACTTGATCCCGCCGCCGATGCGGTTGCGGGTCGCCGTGGGCGGGCGGAACTTAGCGGCAGCGATCTGGTCGGCGAGTGGATGTTCCTCGGAACTGCCCATGCCCGTTACGGCGATGGCCTTGGGTCCGGCGGCTGATGCCGCCACCGAATCAGCGAGATTTGTTTCGTCAGTCATGCCCAAATTACTTACAGGGCAAATCGGGAAAAACAAGAGAAAAATATGTAAAATGCTAAAATCGTGCTACAGGTAGCATGGAAAGGCAAAAATCTTCATTTTTCGACCGTCCACCACTCATTGCCGCAATTTCGGCACCAGCGACGCCGACGAACTGTTCCATCCTCGGTCGGAACCGTGTTGATGACCGTTTTCCCACCCCGGGCAAACGGTACGCAATGGCATTCAGGGCACCTGATGCCAAGATTTGAGTTTCCCTGGTTGGCCCCCGCGAGCATCTCTTCTATCGGGCGGCGCACTTTTTTCATATCTTGCCTCCGATCTGATTTCTCCGCGCCAGCATCTCGTCGATGCTGACTCGCCTGCGCCTGACGACGCCGCTGCCGGTCGCCGCGGCGTTGGGTGAGGCGATCCCCTGCATCGACGCCGCAACCGCTGCGTACACGCTTGCGTCGAGCCAGTGATTGTCGGGCCGCTGGGGCCGCAGGGTCCATTCCTGCACATCGCGCCCGTGGCCGTGGGTGGTCACGAACGTCTCGGCGGTGATATGTGACGCGAAGAGGGCATGGTCATCCGCCTGCCCGTAGATGGTCATCGCTCCGGGATCTCCCGCCGGGGTCAGAAACGCCGCGTGGATGAAACTCTTCCAGTAGTTCGTGTCGATGGCGACGTAGGGGAACTCCCGCGTGCCTCTGGTCAGGGGCATGTACCAATGCTCGCCGTGCTTCTCTCCGGGCTTTCGTTTGTAGCTGCTCATGGGCTTGGTGCCGGCCTTGATGCCGACGCCTTTGCAGAGCGTGGTCGCGGCGCCGCCGACTTTCCGTTTGACCGCCGCCACGGCGGACGCCCATCTCCCGCCGAGGTCGATTGTCAGCCGCCCTATTCGCATGAGCCCGGCCCCGCCGACTTTGACGTAATCACGGTTGAGGAGCAGCGGCACTAACTCTTCCAGCCCGGCCTGTATGGCGCCGTCGATGCCGCGCTTGGGATACTTTGCCGCAAGGCTATTGGGGCCGTCCACCACGTCGGCAAGGGTGAAGACGCGGCGGTTCTGCTTGGGCCACACCCCGTAGTCTAGCACGTAGCCGGTGAAGTTCGGCTGCCAGGCTATGACGACGTACCAGAGGCTCGACTGCTGGACGTCGATGCCGGCGGTGATCTCCGTGCATTCAATCGGCACCTCGTTCGCGGCCCGGGCGTTGACCTTGGCCGCACAGGCCGCGGCGGTGAGAATCTTATCCGCCGTCTCGGAAGAGAGCGGGTCGTTCTGAAACTCCGCCGCGAAACCCGCCGGGCCGTATTTGTAGAAGGCGTGCATCGTCGCCTGCGCGGCGGAGAGGTTTCGCTTATCATCGAGCCGCTCCGCCCAGTCAACTTGAGCGCCGCAATCCATGCAGTTTGCCCGCCACTTGCATTCGGGGCAGGATTTGGGCGGGTCGTCCATCGCCCGGCCGCACTTGGCTTGTCGCTTGCGGTAGAAGGCGAATGATTCGTCCAGCGGCTCATCGGCGCGAAGGGCGCGGTCCCTCAACTCGCGGTATTCCTCCCAAAGGGCCTTGTTCTCCGGCCACGAGTAGAATCGCCTCGTCCTCTCGCCGCGATAGTTGGGGTATGACTTGCGGTCGAGAAGCTGGTCGGCCAAGTCGCCGGGGAGGATGACGGTGCAAGGCACCAGGATGGCCGTCTGGCGGTCCGGCCCGGCGAGGCCCTGCACGTCCTCGTTGATGACCTGCAACCGAAACGTGGTCTGTCCACTGGGTCCCTGCGACCTCGCGGAGTCCCTCGTTTGCGGGTCGTCGCAGATGGCCAACGTCGGGCGTACAACCCTTCCGTCCGGCATGGACTTCCACGCCCCGCGTATGTGGCCTTCAAGGCTATTGCACTCTATGATTGCGCCCGACGCCCGGCTTCCCTTGATGGTTGGCAGGACAATCGCGTCTATCCCCCACGAGATGTCTGTCCGTTCTCCCTTGTGCCGCTGGCCTGGGCATTTTCTGCCCTCGTTGTCAATCCTGTGGATCGGATAACAGACTTCGGGGAAGTCCTCCAGGAGCAGCGGATTTCCCGAGAGTTGGTCCTTGAACCAGGTGATGGCCTTCTTGGCGTCCGCAACCACGGCGCCGATGAGTTTCACGTAAGGGTGCCGCCAAGTCAGCACGGCCCAGAGCGCGGCGGCCTGGCAGAGCCTCGTCTTTCCGCTGCCGCGGGGCATGGCGACCGCGAGGGTCTCGCCATCGACGACCACCAACTCGATCTTTTTGATTACCCGCAGGAGGTCCTTGGACCATTTGTAGAAAAAGATCGCCGGAAAGTATGCTTCAC